ATGTTACTCCTTTCTTGCACCGGTGCAAAAATTTAAAAAAGGGCGATTACTCGCCCTCTCACTACTCTGTTTTATTTACTTGTTTGATGATCTGATTCACATATGTACTTAATCCAGCCACTAGAATTCCTTGCACGATTGCTGTGAATACTGCCATAGCAATTTCTTGCATTGTACCTAAAGGACAAGTAGCCACCACATAAATAGTGGCTAGAATGATGCCTACGCAGCCTAGAATAAGTGGGATAAACTTGTCTTTGACTGTCTGCGACTGCTTAAGTCCCATTCCGATAAAATACAATACAATTGCTACAACAATAAGTTCCGGTTTGATATAATTCATAATCTGTTCCATAATGTTCCTCCTACAAAAAATCGTTTTCTTCTAAACATTTGTCGTATGCGTCTCTGATGTTTTTAATTGCAAATACAGCCTTGTCATTCGGGAAATCCTTATGTTCTCCACAATAACGATTGTATTTTGTAATATCTTCCAAGATCTGATTAAAATGCTCTTCCGTGTGTCTGATTCCTTGTTTTACTTCATCGTTAAAACGCAAGATTCTGTATCTCCATGTGTACGCCATACCCTCGCCATTTGCTTCGTTCAACTCATCCATCTTACCGGAAAGATTCTGTATTTGGTTTTTTAATTCCACTTGAATTTCAATGCTCTGCTTTCGCCATGTTGGATAATTCTTCGACAATTCAATAACTTCTTGAACTTGTTTGTTCTGCTCATAATCTCGAATTGACTTTTCCTTAAAATATCCAGACACTTTGTCATAACACTTCCACAAGAATATCCCCGCACAAATGACTACCACTACTTTTCCGACTGTTACATCCCCGAACAATTCTAAAAAATTCTCCACGTCCTCACCTCTTTTTCCATTAAAAAAGGACACCCGATTGGATGCCCTTTTAACTCCTTTAAAGTTTTCTTTTAATTAATTTTTGCTAAGCTATATTAAACTGTTTACAATCTCCGACACCACGCTCTTTAAATTAAAAAGCTTCGGTACCTGTTCCAGAGTAAATGTCCCTGTTAATACTAAACTCACCCATGTTTTTACTAAAATACTGTCTTTTGAAAATGTCATATTATAATTCCTCCGTTTCTAATACTCTAAATACAATTTCCTTTAAGTTACTAATATTTGGTACGTTTTCTTTTTGATACGTCCCATTTCTTACCAGTTCTACCCACGTTTTCACAATCACACTGCTTTCGTTAAACACCGGCACCACCTCCTTGCATGGACGCAATAAGCATTGTAAGTTCTGCGATTGCCATCTGCATATCCGTGTTGGTCTGCTCTATGGTCTGTTCTGCACTGGCAAGGCGCTCCTCTACAGATTCTCCGACTTTGTTTACCACGATTCCGTAAATCTTCCCGGTGTATTCTTCTGTACGGTAAAACTCAGTGTAATTTTCGTACTCTCCCAACACCTGCCCTCGTTCTGTCACGGTCATTTTCGCGGTCTTGATCGGATCCGTAAACAATTTTCTAAGTTCTTCCGGTGTCGTCCCGGCAACCAGCACTTGCAAGCCACCGCCAAGCTCTGTAGCTTTTTGAATGGCAAGCGTAGTACCATCGTTAAATCTTAGCTGCATCTTATCTCCTTTCTGCCGGTAATCTGCAACCGGCAAGGCAATAAAATAAGAGCCTGTATTGGCTCTTGGTTGACAAGTTACGTATAATTTTTTAATTACTAAATGGCAAAATGGAAAACTTTGAAGTCGATACAATGGAAGAATTGACTAAATCATATGGATTTACCGTGCTTTTCAAACAAATTGGTGCCCTCAAAATCATAAGAATAGCAGGAAATCCCAATGGTCAATTAACAACTCACAATATAGGTCTTCCTGAAAAGGCAAGAGCAAGATATTACTATTCAACTCCAACTAGGGTAGGAAGTAAATGGGGCGAAGTCAAAATAAACGGTACTTCTTGTAGCATTAAGATGGATACGCCAATTGATGCTAGTGCATACGTCAATATATGGAGTGTATATATTTAATTTGCCAAATAACAAATGGTGGTAAAGGTTATGTCTGTTTTCCTGATAGAACACAAAATTTGCTACGGTACGCTTAGTAGTACGGGCTACACATCTGTTAATCACAATCTTATTTTCGCAAAACCATTTATAGATACAGAATATGTCGTAATTCTGACCAAGGGTACAAACGGAAAGTTTATTACAGAGTTCGGCGAAGCGGTGGAAATGATTATTCGATTTCGCACACCATCATCCATTCTAACCCTATATTTTGAGGTGGATTTGTCATCAGAAATTGCACATCTGCATAAGCATTGGTCGTTGCTATATATTTTTTTATTCCTCCGATTAAAAAAAATCCACTTCCGGGATTAAAGCAATTAAGCGAAAAATCAAGGACTTTCTTGATTTTTGTAGTAATATTTACCGGAAATAAACCTAAGTTGGTTATCGTATTGTACACAAATGGAGGAAAGCTAGTTCCATTTACATTTTTGATTGTATAGTTTCCAAATAGTTTCGCATATCTCTTATCGCCAAAAGATAAAATGGAATATTCGTAGTTATAACCATTGGTAGTTATACTTTTACTATCAACAACTTTTATACAATTGCCATTTAGCGACTCAATCATTTTCTGCTGTTCCGCCGCACTAACCAATTTCTTGAACACCGGACGGACCTCTGTGATGTTGATTCCATCCAGTTCCACCTCGTATAGTGGCATCTCATGTTTCAGATCACCATTCCGGATATCTCCAACCACATGCCCAGGTACGTTTGGCGTTTCCTTACTTGGAGTTCCCTGCAATACAACAGTATTCACGCTTTCCACTCCACTATCAGCTACTTTTTCATAGCGTGCTACAATAAGGTCTATTCTCTTTTCCCCTTGCATTCCGTTTTCGATAGTTAATTCATCATTTATATTTTTAGGTATGACCGCATGCGTACCCTGCATACAGATACTACCATCTTTGATGTCTATCCGGTTATTACTCACCAGCTGAGCCTCTAATTCACTTCCACCATTCATAACATAATCTTCAGCACCAACTATTCCAATATTGAAATCACGAACTTTATATGGTGTTACATGTGGAGTGCCTCTATGGCCTGTTACTATCTCCATCTTTTAATCTCCTTTCAGTTTATAATCAATACGTTCTTTCCCTGTACTGATTTTTAAAATTTTTTGTATAACTGGTTTCACAACATAAAGACCGGTTATATGGTCTCTTCCTGATACGATATCACCAAGCTCTAAGTTAGCTTTTTCAATGTTCATATCAAATTCTTTGTAATCAGCAAGCTCTTTCAGTCGCTTCTCTCCGCCTTCTTCTAACTCTGCAACATCTGCAGATGAGTAATCATACACATCTGTTCTTTCTTCAAGCCCTTTATAGTATTGTGTCTTACCAATACTGCCATCTTTTTGGATATACAAGTCGACTCGAATCCGATCTTTCAGCTCGCCTTCGCCAAGACATATCAAATGGTTTATCCCTCGACGGTAATCGCGTACAGTCATTTTTATATTACAGTCTTGACTATACTCTTCCTCTTCAGAATAGTTGTTTATCGGTGCTGCAGATACTTCCACGTATCCTGCTTCTCCCGGAGCGCCTTGAATGTACTTAATGCTGAGTTTGTAATTAACGGATTCCAATAATGAGGTTAAGCCCTCCAACAGAGTTACATACCTATTAAACTGGTAATTTACCGTAACCTCTGTACTCTCTTCCGGCACTACAAACCAATCCCCAAAGTGCTCTTTTAACATCTTTCTTAAGACTTCATTCAATTCTCCACTGACGGTCAAATAATCTTGTCCGGATGGTGGAGATATGATTTTTTTACTTAACATTCCTCGCCAAGTATCTCCCATAAACTTTACAGTTTTCGATTTGGTAAGACTGATAATGTCTTTTACAATGCCTCCAAATTCTGTCCCAGGAATAAACACCTGGGACTCATACCACAAAAATTCTTTATTTACTGCCTGTGATTTCAGAGTGATTACAAAGTCATTTTCGGCACCGACAGAAAACTCTACTTCCTTGTAATTTTTCAACACACCCAACTCGCAGCCTTTTTCATTTGCTACAATCACGCCATATCACCTCTTTCGGGTTCGCTACGCTCCATAAACAAGATCAAGTCGTGTCCAAAGTTACCGTCCCATGTAATATTACTGTTTCCTACTGGAATCCTTGTAAATATAGATGGTTCTTTCTGCCGGTTATTGAACTCATTCACATTAAAACCATTCAGTCTTGTTCTTACAACAGTGTTTTCCCTAGAATCTATCGTCAGGTATTCCCTATCAGACACTACCGTTTTTACTTCGTACGGGTTCCCGTCGATCAGGATTCGAGGGTTGGTACACGGTCCATATATAATCCACTTAAAATCACACGCTTGTAGACCGCCATTGATAATGTTTCCAGTTCCTTTTACAGTTCCCATATAATCATATGGATAGTCATGCGGATAATCGAGATATGGAGAACTGATTTTCCCGTCTATAGACTTTACAAATTCATACTTTCGTTCCTTGATCCAAACCGGGCGGTCTGTAATCAAACGCATATAGCACAAATGGAAGTCAACGCCCATACACCAGTCTTTTTTCGTACTTCCTATCAAGTTACACAATACATACTGGCCATTATAATAGAGCCGCCCTTTTGCATTTTTAATAACATCCTTCTCTGTTATAGTAAAAAGCCGATCACATGCTTTTGGGTAAGTCTCTTCGTCATCGGCGAACACATTAAGGACAATGGATAACTCTGCCATTTCTTTCGTGAAACCAGTTATACCATCGCCTTCTGATTCATAGCCCCATTCATAATCCAACAACTCTGATATGTCTCTGGGAACATACGGAGGCTTTGTGAAATCCAATTTTTCCCCTTCGCTGTTTAAATAATATAATTCCACATTTTACCCCCTCTCAGCAGCATATCGTGAATATGCACGCCCCATTTCCCTGTCGTTTAATTCGATTACAATGTTACTTAGCTCGTTTCTGACAATTTTTTTGATAGCACTATAATCCGTCAGATCTCTTCCGGAAGAATAGCTTTTATTTTCCTCAGCAGTTAAGACTCTCTCTCCCTTATGGAGTACCGCTCGGAACCCATCATAAGGAACATTATCAAGACCGTTAAAATAAGAGCCGGCTAATCCTGCTTTTACGTTTTGCAAAGCGGAATTGACCGAAGAGCCAATATTAACTCCTACTGAAAAAGTAATCTTTCTGGCTCTTGCCGCATTATCTGCAGCAGTATTCACCGCATTGAGAGCAGATATCGTACCGTCTTTATTGACCTTAATGTTATAAGGTGTACCATTAATTTTTACGATACCGGTACGGGTTCCATCAGTTGCCTTAGTAACTTCTTCCATTGAGCCTACAACTTCTCCATTTGCGAGTACTATATTTCCAGATTCCTCATCAAATCTCATCTGAGCACTTATAATTTGTTCATAAGACCCTTCTTCACTATCTGCCATTTTCTTTGTTGCTTCTGCCATATCTGTTGTATACCCAGCCACTTCATTATTAGTGGCATCGTATATTCCTATTATTTCTCCAGTACTTTCATCTATGCTTACAGCGACATCACTCATAGTACCAGTAACTTTGTTGTACATCCGATAACATCCGCTCTCTGTAATGGTATCGAGTCCATCATAACGACCTTGTAATTGTTCTAAAAACTTCTGACTCTGAACATCTTCCTGCGTAAGGATCTCGCCATTATATTTGTTGATCACATCTAAGATTTCCGGGTTCTTTTCTTTCACGATGTTAAGATACTCATCCCATAGATCATTCTGTGAATCTATCTTTTTTTGTTTATCTTCTTCAAGATCCTGTATCTGTTTTTCTAATTCTTCCTTTTCTGCTCCTGTGCACTCTTCAGCCTTGCTTTTCAGTAAATCAATTTGAGTATCGTAAGCCGCCTTGATTTGCACAATTTCATCTTCCCTAATCTTAGCCTTTTCCTGCAATAGCTTTGAAGCAGACTCCGCATCCATTGTTTCAATCCTTGCATTAAACTCATTTTTTGCATACTCAATCTCTTCCTGAGTACCTCCTAGAGCTTCCAGTTCGATTTGACTTATACGTGCATTTTTTGACTCAATATCGGCAATCTCTTGCTCGTTCAGTGCTCGTCCTTCGTTCACAGCATTTTGTTTAATCGCAAGAATTTCTCCCTGCAAGGTTGTTATTTCTTCCACCTGTTTATCACTAGAAGTAGACAAGATTTCAAGCACTTTCTGCTCACTCTCATCAATCACCTGATCGTCTGCTACAAAGAGCTCTTTTAACGCAGCCTGTGACTCTTCTTTCTTACTCTGAACCGTACTGATTGCCTCGTCACACATCTCGTTCACGCGCTGAGTAAACTCATCACTCTCCTGCTGATCTATGACATCATCAAAGCCCATTTCTCGTAAAAATACACTAAACTCCTGCAACTTCTCAGTAGAATTCTCAACTGCCTTCTGAAATTCCGGGCTGAGCTCATCACTAAATTCTTTATGCACAAGTCCAAGTTCTTCCAACTCTTCACGTGACTTTACTTCTACCCCCTGTAGCTTCGCAAGTGCCTGTTCCATCAAAGACAACTCTTCTTTAGACTCAATCACACTTCTGTTCATCAACTGTGAGTTTTCGTGAATTGCATACAGACCAGTACCAACAAGCGCTACTCCTGCTGCTACCGGAGCACATGTTCCGAGAAGACCGCTGAAACTTCCTATCAGACCGTAAGAGCTCCCTACTGTTCCCGTTGCCTTTGTAACACCGCCTATCACACTGGCAAGTTTTGTATATGTGGTAATTGCACCACCTGTCACCTGCATAACCGGACCAACTGCGGCTAAAACCATTCCCCATTTCACAACATTCTCCTGTTGTTCTTCTGATAACCCGGAGAAAGCGTCTGCTGCATCTGACAGTACATCACTTACTTTTGTTATGACCGGTACAAAAGCAGCGCCGAATTTCACACCTGAATTTCTAAGTTCATTCAATGCACCTTTCAGCTGTTCCGCAGGAGTCGCATCCATTTTTTCAAATGCTTCCTGTGTTGCTCCTGCACTTGTATTCATAGCCGCCAGCATTTCATTGTATTCCTGCCCATTTCCTTTCGCCAAAACCAACGCTGCTGAACCAGCTTCTACAGAGCCAAACATATCTTTCAGAGTCATATCGTTCTGCTCAGCGTACCGACTCATCATATTCAGGATGTCTGCTGTGGCAACACCCTCTTTCTTAAGATCAGCAAAACCTTTGCCGGTCATTTCCCTGAGTGCCTTGTCTGCATCACTTCCGGTTTTTCCAAGCTCAGATAACATCTGTTTCAGATAAGTTCCGGATTCCGCGGTCGCAATACCGTTTTTGGTAAGCTGTGCATAGGATGCTGACAACTCATCCATTCCAAAATTCACAGAGTTTGCAATCGGGATAACCTTACCCATGCTCTGGCTGAGCTCATCAACCGTAGTTTTACCAAGGTTCTGAGTCGTGATCAGCATATCGGATATCTTTGTTGCATCCTCTGCTTTCAAATTGTATCCGTTAATAGCAGTGGTCATAATATCCACTGCTGAAGCCCCAGAAGTAAAACCGCCTTTCGCCAGTTTCATAGCGTCTGTAGTAAAGCTTACCGCCTTTGTCTGGTCAACACCGGCAGAAATAGCTTGATATACCGCTTCTGAATATTCATCAACCGCAACTTTCGTCTCGTTGGATCCTGCAATCAGGGACTCTTTATAATTATCGAAATCTACGACCGTATCATCCAGTAGTGTACTCACCTTTGCGAAACTACTTTCAAAGTCCACCGCCATCTTAGTTGTTGCAATAGCAGCGCCTGCAAGAGGGACGGTAAGCCCCTTTGTCAACGCCGCTCCGGTTTTTGATAAGGTCTCCCCAACCTTTGCCGTCTTTGACATTTGCTTGCTGATCTTATCAGCCTCTGATACACCGAGAGCCGCCGCTTTGGACATATCACTTTTAAAGCTTGCAATATCCACTTTCATTTCTGTTAAAAGCGGTGCTAATTTAATGCCTCCGGCCATTTACGCTCCCTCCTTCCTATTTTGAAAAGCATGCACTGCTTCCAGATCTGCTCCGGTCTGTTGCAACGTCCATAATTCTTTTAATATTTTTCTTCCTTCCACGGAAGAATTGTAGCTGTCAATCCAGCTTTCACGGTTTAACAGCAAAAAATAAGAATAAGGGAGCTGCATGACCTCTTTGAAACTAAGCCTTGCATACTCACTTATTCTCTTAATAATCGCTGTATTTAGATTATATGCCCTTTCCCAATCTTCCATCGGAAAATATTTCTCAACAATTGCTCGTCCTACTTCTCCGCCTGGGATTGGGATCCTGAGTTTGGGTTCTGGTCGGCTTCATATCTCATGGCGCTTACTTCTGCGATCAAACGGGAAACCGCTTCAAACGGAAGCTTTTTAATATCGTTCTGAGAAATCTTCACGCCCTGCTTATTATGGTTCAAAAAGAGCTCAGCGGTCTTTAACCGCCTTTCGTGTAAGTTCTCACTCGTCAGGTCTTTTTCCAGCTCGTCTACTTTCATCAGCATTTCAAAACTCGGCTCCAAAACCTCAAGCTTCTTTCCGAAAACTTTCATTTCCATAGAATGATTCATATATTGATCTAAGTCTAACATTTCATAATCTCCTTCCTATTCAGTAATCGCCGCTGCCTCTTCGTCTGTCAGCTCTTCCTCGAACTTCGCAAGGAATCCATCCAGTTTCTGAATTGCAGAAATCTCCGCATTGATTGTCAGCTCTTTGGAAGCAAACTCAAGAGCAAAACCACTTCCACCCTGCCCAATCATAGTGAACCGGATCTTCTTCCCATTCTCTTTTTCGTGTACGAACCGGAAAAGTACAGTGGAAATAGATTTTCCTTTTCCCGTAAATAACAGGGTACGAACTTTCTTTACCTTGTCTGTCTTATATTCTCCTGTAGACAACATTTTCAGCTTGTCCAGTGCCCAAGACAAAATACCTGTCTTTGCGGTAATCTCCTCTTTTGTGATAAAAGATTTTACAACCTTTTCATACTGGTTAATCACATCGTACTTTGTCGGTTTGTAGTCGATTGTAAATCCACCCTGGCAATGTCCTACGTTGTGATCCTCTGTCTCAATCACAGAATCCTCTGGAATCTCTGTTCCATCAAACTCATACATATAGACTTCGCCTGCGCCTAATAAAATTTCATTTTTATCATGTTTTTCTGTTCCTGGCATTTATATTACCTCCAATTTAAAATATAATATTTGCTTATTTCCCACATTTGCAGATCATCATTAAAAAGTGCGCCACCGCCGGAAGACAACTCTGAATGAAAATAGGTATCTTGATACTTTACAAATGCCTGATCTGATTCCATAGCAAGAATCTCTTTCAGCTTCTGGTGTACATCCATGCACTCATCATAATCTGAACATATGACATTTAATGTCAGTTGGCTCTCCTTTACATGGTCAGAGCTGATATCTGTAAACAGATACACCACACTCAGTTTTGAAATGTCCGTAGTTAATACAGGGAACAAGCGATCCTTTAACTCTGGAATCTTCTCTTCAATGTATTGCTTGATATCTGTTTCCATCATATTAATCACCCAGTATCCTTTCCACTGCTGATTTCTTCTCCAATTTTGCATTTTCCAAGAATGGCTGTGGGCGCTGCCCTTTCGTCCAGTGAAAGCCTTTATGCTTTCCGGCACGAACCGTATAGCCCCACGGTGTTTTACGCCCATTTCCGTCTTTTGCATAGATACCGGTTCCATTGTGAACATAAGGGCCATATTCTTCATTGGTTCCAACACGCCCCACGATTTCGCTTGCTGTGACCTCTGTTTCGCTTGTAATGGATGCCCTTAATATACCAATATCAACTGGGCAGTTCTGCTTTGCCTGCGATTCCACAACTAAACACGCCTTATCCATCTTTTGGGACATATCCATCACCATTTTTAACGTGGCATTTTCCATGCTCCTAATAAACTCCTCATTATCCGGCATTACTCCACCACCTTTAACAAGAGATTTGTTAATCGTCCTTCCGTATTACAGTCTGTAATCTCATATACAGTTCCGTTGCGAATCAACCGATATCCATCTGCTTTGATCTCTTTATAGTGCGTAAGACCGGAATGTGTAGATTTCATGTACTTTTCAGACGACACAACCCGCATATCGTTCTTTTCATACACTGCTACCATGATTTCTTTCACGCGCCTCCATTCTTCACGCGAAGCACCAGACGGAGTACGCGTGGTTTCTTTGCGTTCCAGCACATACTTTTTCATATCTCTGTTAATAGACATTTAATCACCTCGGTAATTTACGATATTTGCGAATAATTCGCCTCACATGATCTGGAAGCGCGTCACTGTAGGTTGTGCTTCCACCGGAGCTCTGAGACTCACTGGAAATCCCCTCTGCGCCATCTCGATTAAACCGGATCAGCACCAGCTCCTTTACAGCCGGTGCGATTTCATCCGGTAAATCATTTGTAGATGCGTAATTGAGATAGCTTTTGATATCTAATATGGCATCATCTATCATATCGTCCAGCAAATCCACGTCTTGATCGGACATGCCTGGTCGTAACAAAATACTATTTAATATCTTGTCTTTCAATCACGCCACCTGCTTTCTTTCTAGGATCCAGCTTTTGTATGAACCGGATTGTCTACTGTATTTTTCACTACTACATTAACCGGATCAACATCAGCTGCAGTTCCAATCTCGTAATAGAGGACAGCGCTTGCATCATCTCTGAGAAGCTTCTGACCGTACATGCAGAGACCTCTGATACCATCAGCAAACTTAGACTGCAGTCTCATTGCCTCAATCTCGTCAAGCTGTTTTGCAGATCCAATAGCAGACTTATGATGAGCAACAGTCTGATTTGCCGGAAGCTCTTCAGAGCACATTACCTGCATGCCATTAATTTTCTGTCCCTCAACAACACCATTTGCAAGGACATTTGGGTTGGCTGTAAATCTCTTATCTTTAGATAAAAGTCCAAGATATGCGGCATTTACAGTTACATACCGATCTGTCTTAGGAACTTTCTTCTCAGAAAGCATAGTTCCAAGATCTACAATGTAGTCATAAGCATTTGCCGGAGTTACTTTCTTTTTAGAGCCTGCAGCACCGATTTTCAGCTTTGTACCTGTTGTCAGCGCAACGAAGAAATCTTTGTCATACTGCTCTGCAAGTACAGCAGAATGCTCCTGTGTAGTCGCTGTCATAACGTCAGCTTTCAGCTGCACTTTATCAACATCATCAAGAGCAAAAGCAAAGTACTTTTTCTTGTCGAATGTCATTTCTACTGGTGTTGTTTCGATTTCATCCCAGTCAACAGTACCGGAATAATCTTTCAAAGAGCCTGCTGCAACACGGTTAAAAGTTACTGTTTTCCCATCGATTTTAGATGGTTTTGTACACATCACATCAGCGATGGATACAGAATGGAAATTGTGGAGAAGTGCACCTTCCCATAATGTTGGTTTAAAATTATCTACTGCCATTACAATACCTCTTTCTAAAATATTATTTTTCTAATGCTGCGAACTGTGCAGCCACTTCTTCGGCTGTCATGGTGTCCGCATTGTTAACAAGTGCCTCGAATGTTGGTACATTATTTCTTCCTTCTGGATTTGCTGGTGTTCTGCCTGATACTGTCGCACCGAACAGATCTTTGTAGGACTCTTTTAGCCATTTCATCTGCTCATCCAGTCCGGACACAGTTCCGTCTTCTGCCACAATCAGCAGATCACGATCAAACTTTCCGGAAAGAAGGTCAGCATGCTTGGCGTTATTGTCTGCAAGTACTTTGCTGATAGCTGCATCAATACGCATACCCTTGATTTCCTTATCGTGATCTGCTTTAAGTTGCTTAATTGTAGCTTCATGGTCCTTGATGGTCTTTTGCAGAGTTTCATTGTCTGCATTTCCCTTTTTCAGTTCCCCGATGGTCTTATTAGCTGCGTCCAGCTCTTTTACCTTACCGTTGTACTGTTCTTTCGGGATAATATGCTTGGAAGCTTCCTCGTTAATCTTCTTCATGGTAGCTTCCACATCAAGCTTTCCATCCTCTCCGTAAACTGCATTTGCTAAAATTTTCTGTAACCAATCCATAATTACTTACCTCCATAGATTTTATATACTGGCTCTCCCAGTCTTGGGATGTACCGTTGTTCTTTATACCCTGCAACCCATAAAAAAGGGTAGAAAAATAGCACCCTCTCGGATGCTTGTATGCTCGTAACCCTGAGCTGGGAGATATTCGGATCACCGCCTTTCTACTGATAACCGCTTACCATCAATACAGATCTTATCACCGGTTCTGGCTGTCTAATCATTGATTCTCACCCCTTTCACTATACAAAAAGAACACCTACCATTTCTGACAGATGTTCTGATTATTATTTTAACCACTATTTAGTTAAGCAAAAAATATAATTATAAAATTTTTATAAACTGAATTTTAGCGCATAAGAATACCCACCTACCGAAGTAAGTGGGTAAAATACTATAATGTATTCACAGTCGGCTCATATCTTCCCGCCTCGTTCTGAAACATCAATATTCCATCATTTTCACCATTATTATAAACAAAAACCGTTATTTCATTTATCTCATTATTGTTTAAAAGAGTTTCTTTGGTAACTAAAAATTGTGAAATTATATTATATGTCGCATCCTTGCTTTGTTGTAACTCCATATGTATTGACATATTTCTTCCACCATCATCTGAATCCACGATATATTGAATATCTAACTCGGGCAACTCCTGTTCAATTTCCGAAATCATATCTGCATATATAGTCAAACTTTCTTCCTGTTCTTTTAATAGTTCTGCCTCTTCTTCTGGTGACATTTCATTTTCTTCGTCTGCATCATTATCTTCCTGAACATCTTCCACCACTTCTTCACTATTGTCTGTCGGTCCTAGTTTCTGCACTTTAGGTTTTGCACACCCAGTAAGCAAACCACAACACATCAAAGCTATTAACAGCATGCTTACAACTTTTCTCATACTTTTTCCTCCTATCCCCTACATTAGCAACCTAATTAAATTATATCGGTTCGTAGAAGAAAAGGCAAGAAAATACCACCGGCCTTTACGACTGGTGGTAAATTAATTAATTATTATTTGTTGCCCGCATTTATCACAATAAAATGTATTTGTCATTTTATAATCTCCAACAGGAACCATAACTCCATCCACACACTTAGAGCACAAAACCCTTTCTCCTTTTCTCAACAACTTCACTTTTTCATGAGGCGGTATACGAACCATATCATTCACAAAATCACTCCTAATCTCTATCCTTGAAGAAATCAGCCCAAAAAGGATTTTCTCTATCAAATATCTTTTTCTGCTCAGCACTCAGTTCATGTGGATAGTCTCTGAACATGTTAAATTCTTTTTTCTTATCAAACGAAAACACAAATTCACCGTCTTTATCACTGGTGTCCTTCCACCAAATTATATCATCAGGATGCTCTTTGTAAAATTTACCTAACATATCCGGTTACCCCCTTTAACTGTGCGTCTTCCAACGTGTTGATATACCCAAGTACTTTTATAAACTCTTCATTGCCATCTAATTGACCTATATCTGTCAAATACGCCTTTCCATTAAGTTTCCCACACTTAAACCGTTGCAACAAGGTATCTCTTACATTTTCACTAAAATCTTTCCATCCGTTTTCTTTTGAAGATTGCAATTCCAGATACTGGAGAATGCCACCTTCCGTCTTTCTGACAATAGCCGCATGTTTGCCAACAGACAGATAATACTCTTTTCCTTTTTCTACATTTGACAATATCTTCTTGCCATTAGAAACGCAACCCTTGAAAGAATCTTCTGTAATCACATTTACTTCTAATTCTTTCCACATGGTTAACTTATTGGCTTTACTTGAAAACCAATCTCTTGATATACCTCCCCTAAAATCAAGACATTGATAACCGTTCTTATTTCCAATATAAGCCAAACCAAGAGAAGCACACGAACCTTTTGTCTTATCCCCGCCCGAAATATTATCAATAATTTCAGATTCGGTTACCTTTTTCCTATATTTTGTAACCTTTCTAAACTCTATTTTCTCTTTTTCGAGCATTTTAATAAGATTTGACTTTTCTTTTTTCTGCTCCCCTCCAAACTTTTTCAATTCATTTTTTAGGTTTTCAATAACAGCCCCTCTGTTTCTTATTTTTTCTTTTAATTCTTTGATTCTAAGCAATGCGTCTTCATCACTGATTTCTTTCTTTTTCCTTCTGCTGAGAATAGAATCTTGCAGCTTTGAAATTTCATCGTCCATCTTATCTATTTCCGCCTGAGCCGAATCAATATCTTGTTGAACTTCTTTTATACTTCTTATTCTATCATCTTTTGAGACTTCCGCAACATCTTCTTTCTCATACTCCGAAATCATCTTTTCATCTGTAACCGGCAGAATCGTACATCTGCAGTTCGCATGAAAAGGAACTGCCGGACATTTATCAATCGGATATATCTTTCCGTGATAGCTCCCACAGGTTTTACACGTTCTTTCATCCAGTGCCGCCCATATCTGAACATACCTTACTCCCGCATCTTTATATCTTTGCAAAGTCGCATTATTCAGATAGTGCATGCTCTCTGTCTTTACAAGCCTATGACAGTCGTTAAAGCCCTGCCCCATTCGATTATGTAACGCAATAGCAATCTCTGTTACTGTCTTTCCCTGTTGCAAGCCCGTAAGAAGCACATCATTCAGACTAACTACAAGTTTCTTCTGATTCTTCCAGAGTCTCCCCGAAAAGTTATCTCCACGCCACGGAGTCTCCATCATCTTTTCCATCAGCTTCTTGTTCGGCATTGAGAAATCATTATCTCCCATACCTTTTGCAGTCTTTTCATAGACATCCTGGAACCCTTGCTGCATATTTTCCCTTGCGAACTCTTCTGTAGTGCGCCCAAGCTCTTCGATGATATTTTCATACTTCTTATTCAGCTCCGCGAGCCTGTTCTGCTTATACATTTCAGACAGAGAAAGAACTCCATCCTTGCTGTACTTCTCAGCCAGTCGATAGAGCTCATCCTTTACACTTTCGCTTGCTTCAATGTAAAATTGCAGCAGTTCCTTATTTTTCTCCTCTATGGAGTTGTAAACCTTCCATGTTTCCGAAGCTATGCGCTTTTCCCAGTATTCACTATTCTTCGCCATCTCCATCATCCCTTACCGACGGTGCTATGTCCCATGCTGGTCCTTCTGCTTCTCTCTGTTCTTCCAGTGCCTTCAGCTCTTCTTCCACATCTGACACGAATGGATGATGAGCAATGATAGTCTTGTCTGACACAGTGCCTTTTGAGTTTGTGCAATTCTGGATCTGCTCCGCTTGATTAACCGCCATGTCTCGGTTAAATACTAACTCCACCTCAATATTCTCGAAACTTCCCTTGCCAGTAATCTGCAGATACTCATCCACAAAGTACAGAAGTGTTTCAAAAGCAATCTTGAATTCTGCTTCCATCAGGTTGCACTTCAAGTCTAATCCGGAATACATGAACTTCAAAGCCACGCCGGATGGCGCCGCACCGAATTTATCTAAGTCTTTATTTACCGACTGCCCATCTTCGGTCAGATCACGTTTCAACTGTTCATAGTGCTCGCGAAGTGCTGTGATGTCCATTGTTGGTGTAATTGTATCAACACCACCCTCTTCTGGATCATCGATGGGGATTGCTCTGTCCTCGTTTATCTGCTTCATGAATTCAGACAAATCCTGTCCTCCATATCCTTTTAATACAAAGATCAGGTTCTTCACCTCTTCCACGTAGTTAGCAGCTTCGCTTCGGCTTAGATCGTATCCATCGAGTAGCGTTTTCACGAACTGAATATCCGGAGTCTCAATTTGATTGTTCTTGAACGGAATAAACGGAACCTTGTTCCACACATTCCACTCTTCACCATTCCGATAATGTGCTACCGGACCATTCTGATCCATGCTCTGATCCATATCGTAGATAAGCCTTTTCCCTTCCAACCGATAATACGAAACACTATCCGCTGTCCACACTTCTACATTCGTGATCTCTTTTTCACGGTTGTACTGCCAAACAGTAGTTGAGTAAACCCTGATCATAGCCTCTAGCTCTTCGTGGTTCTTATCTTTCCAAACCGGAATACACTGCTCTGCAGGAATCACCATCGTTTTTAACTCTCCATTCGGATCTATGTATATATGCAACCATGCAATTCCTTTGTTGGAGGCTTCATACCCTAACCGCGACAACTGATACTGAAAATGTTTTCCAAGAATGTCCTTAAGCAAATCAACATACCGGTCACCATTTCCATCATCATCCGGCTTAAATGTTACAGGTTTGGTAAGAAGATAAGCTACCTTTTCATCCACTTGATTCTTATAAGTCGCATGTGCAAGCTTATTGTTTGCCTTCCAAGTTTCCTCTTGGTTATATCCATTCACCTTTTTCATGATTTTTCTTTGTTTGATATCATTATCAACTCTGTAATACTGCTCTCCAATAAGCATCATCTTTCGCTGATTGGAACGCATAAACTTATCTATCAGATACACAATTCTACTATCGTTCAACTCATTGCTCTCTGTTGCTGCAGCCATCCCAGCTTTCACCCCTTTTCGTATCTTGCTAAATATCTCTCTTATTTTCACTTCATCACCTCTTCCGGAAGGAACTAAGTCCTCCGCCCTTCAGGTCTGCCACCTCATAATCATCCAACGCATACCAGATAGCAGATAATGTATGAGGGTCTATATTGAATTCATCCTCTATAATCTCACCATCTTTATCTACTGCAAATGTCAAGTCTTGCAGCTCATCAATCGTATTAGGGCACGCATCCGAGCAAATAATCTTTCGGAAACGTTTCACTTTCTTGGTGTACATTCCTCGGCTTCCCTGGAATTTCTTACATGCCTTCATCCGGAACCCAGATTGTTTATAATATTTAATCGCCTTAGGCTCTGCGCAATCCGCTTTAATCAAAACGTCTTTCCAGTCTTTTAAATCTTCTGCTATCTCAGGATCTGTTTTATTCCTGCTATAATACTCTCGGTATATGTACAGTATCTTTTCATCGTGATCCACTACCAAGCGTAGAGCGGCGTTATAGGATGTAACAAAACCAAAGTCCATTCCGTTCTTTTCAAGCGGTGTCTTGATCGCTTTTATCTCTTTTTCTACCTGTTCTGCAGGTTTTATTACAAACTGTGGGAACACAAGGGTTCCGTTTACTCCGAATCGTCCTTTACGGGCAACACGATACAGATCGGGATCGTGAGTCTGCAAATCGTCTAACTGTTCAATATATGAATCTGGTACAAAATAATTATCATCAACTGTGCTATGGTGATAGTACGTGTTTCCAATTACCAGTATTCGCTCTCTATACAACTTCTCATCATCAAGGACAAATACCTGATTCTTTTTATCTTGGAAGAAATACTTGTAACACCAATTACTTTTGTTAACTGGGTTGGTCGAAAGAATAATATGATTGCTCAGTGTTGGGTGTCTCAAACGTCCAAGAATTTCTTTAAATCCTGCATATTTAACTTCCGAACATTCTTCAATCCATACAATAGACACGCCATTTAATGACTTTAACTTTGCAGGCTTGTCCATTCCCTTGAAAATAATTCGGCTTCCGTTCTTAAACCGAACCTGCATAGGAGAACTGGTAAACGTCATATAGTCCGACACACACATCGCTTCTGAAACTTCCTGCAGTAGATCGTAACAGGAATCTCTAATCGTATCGAATACTTCACGAACGACAAGCGCTTTTCTCTTCTCTTTCAAAAGCTTCTTGATTAGCTTAACTGCAACGTGATAACTCTTGGAACTGCCATATCCTCCGACAAGAAAATAAAACTTATGGTTCCAATCATCTACAAAGTCGTAGAAATGGTCATTTAAGGCAAACTCAATATTTTTATATTTCATGTTTATCTCCCGCTTTTACAAATGTGATCTGAATTGATTTATCCCCATCATTTTCTATCTTGGATTTCATAACTTCAATCTTAGCCCTCTGCTCTTCCGTAGCCATATCCATATGCTCTGCCAGCCAGTCAAGCGCCTTCATTCGGTCGGCTAGTTTAATACTTGCACCATCACGCCCCTGCTTAACCTCTGTGATCAATGTTCCGTCCACTTCACTGCTTTCTTTAAACTTAACAACATTTATCCTTTTGGTCAGCGGAACTTTCTTTCCAGTCTCTTCATCCTTAATCTCCACTGGTCCGTACATTGCCATAACCGGAACTTCTTCCTGTCCAAATGTTACATAATCTGTAATGTCCGAAAAGGCTATGTCCATGTACTTCTGGAAAATGTCTGATTCATCCAACATTTCTCTGTTTAGACGATTCTGTTTTAGTCTTTTTATTTCTTCGCAAACAGCAACACTTTGCAACAGTTCATAACCATGCGCCTTTGCTGATAAATAATCACATTTATATGCTTTCTGATATGCCTTAGTTGCATTAAAGCACCGAACATAATGCAAACAAAAAAGCCTTTGCTTATCGGTTAAATCCGGATTGTCTATTACCTGATCTACCGCTTCTGCAATGGCTTCTTTCATAGCATTGTTCTTCCCCTGTTTTTGTGTGCATACTTTTTTTGTTTTTGTGTGCACACCTTTTTTATTCCAACCATAACGGACCTTCCACGACTTTACCGTGTTCAAAGTCACCCCGTACTTTTCAGCAATGTCCTTGTATTTCATTCCAGACATATAGTCTTGTTCTGCTAAAATATAATTCTGTGCTTCACTCACACCACCACCTTCAATTCTGGTTAATTATATATTAAATACAGTCCTGCCAGCTCCATTATGACCGCCGATTGCGACCACGGAGTAAGGATGAAATGTAGATCCGCTGGAGCTGTGCACGCTGTACGCTAATTTTCTGCATAAGAAAAGCACCCCGGAGGGTGCCTTTGTGTTGCAAGCATCTATTCATGTATTACATTCGCAATTTCACCAAACATTTTTGATAATTCAAAACATTCTTCTTTTGTGAGTTCATGAGAAAAATAATCATCACATTGTTCATCTAAATAGAATTTATTATTTTCGAAGCATAACGAAAATATTCTATCTTTTTTCATTTTATCCAATAAACATTTATGCTCCTTAATTATTTCATGCTCACCCATAGGTTACACCTCACAAAATCTCATAATATTTTTCTATTTCACTCGTTATTTCTGACATTGTTATAAAAACATTTTTCCCTTCAAAATTATTTTTATAATTCGCCCTCTGATTTTCCTTGCTATCCCATATATCAACTTCATCTAACGATGTCCATATAAAGTGCGTACCATAATCGTATGGAAAATCATAAGGATAGCTATGCCCCTTGGCTTTATGAGCTTTTGTAAAAGTTATATTGTGCTTCAAACAATTATTCGCAAATCTTAGTCCTGAAAATAATTTTTTATGCTCCTCCTTTGTCTGCGCATCAGGAATACGATCGATACAATCTATAACCCAATGAAGTGCGGTTCCAATAATGAAAAAGCATTCTTTATCGTCTGCGTTTTCAGCCCCTACTTTCGAAATGTGTTTTACAGCCTTTTGTGCACTGTACAGTAACATCTCTTTATTTTCAATCATTCAACATTTCCTCCTCACACCCTAAAAACCTACTCCCATAATATCCCATTTCTCGACATTACGCAACGAAAAAGACACCCGCGTTGCCAAGGTGTCTTCTCTCGGTTTTATTAGGTTGTTGGGGAACTGATCGAATGATTTAATATCTGTTCATCAATTCCAGTATAAGGATAGCAAACTTGCATACTAAACTTCAATAAACTAACACAAATAAAGATAAATTATGTTGGCAACTTTAAATGTGCCAGCGCTCTTCCATGCAATTTATGTACCCACTGCTCACTACAATCCATTTTCTCTGCAATCTCCCAGAATCTTAAGCCTTTCACATATCGGTAAAACAACACGTCGTTCTCATCCTCGTTCTTTATCTCCTTAATCTGCTTTTCGATAGAAACATAAGATTCAACGCAACTTTCCTTTTCTGCCCCAAGTTTTTCTACCAACGAATCAATCCTGGCCAGCTCATCAGATAGATCCTTCTGGTTTCCGTTTCCATGCGGCATGCCCGAATAATCAATTGCCTTCACCGATGCAGCTAATTCTTTCAGTTCAATAATTTCATCATCAATACGGTTGATACGTCTTCTACTGGATCTGTATCCTCTCAGGTACTCTTTCTTCCGGTTATTCTCATTCTTGATATTGTTTTCTTCCAGTCTCTGCTCCATTGGTATCCTCCCCCTCCTGCAATCTCGGAATATATACCCTATTCTCATGATATTTTTCCACTTTTCTTACTTTACCGATCAACTGCCCCATCTGATCAAGAACCTTTTTGTGCTGCCCAACATTGAAGAACT